CAGTGAAGTGTTTGTTATGCTCCTTCACTCTTAGTTTGAAATCAGTTAGATACTGTTTCACTGTTAAGAAGCTTTCAGCAGCCAAGTCACGTTCCTTAAGAGCTTTAGACAGTTGACGACGTAATAAAGCGTTCTCTTCATCTGTTGATGCGAGTACTCTCTTTTCTACTTGCCACTGATCCCATAGCTCTTGTCGTGTCCAAGGCTTGCCAGTAGTTACGTTGATCTCGTTGAATGTCATATCAGTTGAAAGGGTTGTGGACTCCTCCATTGTTGTAGTCATTAGATCAAAGACAATGATTACTTAACAATATGACAGATCAGTATTACTTATGAGTGGCTCCTAGTTTGGTCGACAAGCGCGCGTACAAAAAAAAATAAATATATACCCATGACAGATCTTTCGCCCGCTGTGGACGATTCTCGAGGTGGCACAGGGGGTAGATTTTTCCCCGGGTAAGTGGAAAGGTGCTCGAAAATTAGCAACAAATTATCTTTTGCTGGACCTTTTCAACCTTTTTAAGCACTTTCAACGCCTTTTCTCTCGTCAAACACTTCTCAGCCTTCTTATTCAGCTTAAGGAGCTTTCTTTCCGCCTTCTTCAACCCCTTCTTCTTTTGTTATCGGATCTATTACTAGCTACAGACTTAATAGATAAATTACTTTTATTGTTATTAGCAGGATTGTGATCTTTATGGTGAACGTCACCGTTAGGCTTCTTACCGCCGTTAACCTTCTTTATCAGTGCTAAAGCAGCGTTTCTACCAGCTCTTCTCTTCTTCTGCTCTGAAGAGGCATGGTAGGTATCGTACTCTCTTCTATAGTCTCTAGTCATAGTATTCTTAAGAGTATTGTAGTGCCTTTAAAGTACTGCTATTAAAACTTTAAAGAAAACCCTTTTAAAAAGCTTTATAAGAATATTATACATAATAATAGGATCTAAACTTTACGTTCCTTCATAAAGGGTCCATCCAAGTAGCGTTACTAGAACCTGCTGAAGCTGCTTTTTGGAGGTCTTCAAAGGTTTTAGCGTAACCAAGTACTCCTACGTTAAGGCCTCCTTCACCTTGAATAAACTGACGTTCTAGTTCCCACTGAGCTGCTAACCTACTTTTTATTGCTTTTCGTTCTGTTAGGGCCATGTTCTCTGTAAAGTACTGAACAGCCATTGCAAGAGCATCAAGTCTATCGTCGTGCCTTATCGAGTTTTTCTCTTTGGAAATTCTCGTCATTTGCCAAAAGAGTTGAAACTGAGATCTGGTTTCGCTTGGGTACATCTCAGTAGTGGAAATATCCTTAGCAATTATGTCGGTATCTACCATGAGCCTGTGTTGGTTCATGACTGGCTCAAGAGTATCAATAATCCTCGCTTCTTTTTGTTTTGTATGTCGGACCTCTTCGATACTGCATGGGTAGATGGTTCCAAGGTAACGCTTAAGAAGCTCACTAAACATACCGAGGCCGAGGTTACTCTCTACAAGTATTTCCTTGACCTTGTACTCCTTCGCAATGAGTGTGAGCTTTTTAAGGTTGGTCTCACTGTAACCACCTCTAAGACCACCGGAGGCGAGGAGAAACAAGTTTCCATTAAGGTAAGCGACTACGGCATATCCAAGCTCATCCGACCCGCGACCGGAGGGGTCTATAGAAAGAACAACCCCCGTGTACTCAATAAATTCAGACCCGATTTGTCCAGGTTTGTAAAAGAGATCACCGTGAAGCCCTACTGAGGGAAGATCAAGAGCTTTATCACCGTTAGCACTCCAAACAACCCTGTCAGGGCCCATAGTTCTGTTCAATCTAAATATACATAAATCCTGAAGTTTAAGAGGATATTTCTCTTCATCAGACAGGCTAATATCAAGAAGGAACTGGAGGTTAAACGTAGACCTTCCAATTGATTCCTTACGAGCCTCCAGCTCCTCCCAATCAAATCTTTCAGGATCTGTAGGGTGACCAGCTAAAGTTTTATCTTCTTCAAAATCTTTTTGAACTCTAGGAGCTAAGCGGTTTCCGTAGTAATCCTTAAGTTTCTTAGCAGTCGGGTATAGAGCAGGCCAAATCCGAGGGGAGTAACCAGCTAGTTCTAGCTTGGCGTAAATACTGTCTTGGGTATGAGGAGTACCTAGGAAAACAATCTGTCCTCCAGGTTTTATAACAGAGTCAAACTCTTTAATACTTTCTCTGAGTTTGTCTCTTATAAGCTGCGTTTCACAGCTTTGAGGGGTCTCTACGTCATCAGCAACAATTAAATCTGCACGAGATCCAGTGATCTGACCAAAAATACCACTTGATCTCACTGAAGGGCTTTGATCAGGCTTTGATCCAAAGACATCGAACGCGACCTTAGAAAACCTCTGAGTATCGCTAGGAAATAAATCCTGCACCATAAACCAGTTTCTAAGGAGATCGTGGCAGAACACGCTAAAAGCGTCTGCACGGTCCTGAGCGGCTGATATGACCAAAACCTTTGTATCGGGATCTTTCCGTAGTCTCCAGAGCACGTAGCCCGCTGTGAGGAAGCTTTTACCACAACCTCGGTAGGCCATGATGATTCTACGGTTAGGCCCATTCTGTAAGTAGTCAGCGAGCTGGTACTGGATAGGGGTTGGGTTAGGAAGCCTTAGAAAGTGCCAGAGATGAGTAGCAAAAACTGGAAAGCTACTGATCGCTTCCTTAATAATTTGTTGTTGATGATCATTTGTTCTAGGCACTTATATAAGATTTAACTTTGGACATATCAATCTTAGGAAGATTGGAGATCATCTCACCGATAGCAGAGACATCACCGTTCTTATCGAGAGTGATACCTTGATCTTTGAGGAACTTAATAGCGTTGGCTAAATCAGAAGCTTTAACGTTGTCAGAGTTAAGTTGATCGACAAGTTTCATAGCTACTAACTTATGCAGCCCCTGAAGTTCTTCTTCAGAGGCCATACCTGTGCTTTTTCTTCTAGCCATTGTTTACTGTTACCTTTTTGTTTGGAAAGAGGTTCTTTCTTATTAACTCTACCGCTGTATCATCTATAGTGTTATCAGTGGACTCGACAAGCTTTGTAAGCAGGTCCACAATCAGTTGCTTAACTGAGTCAGATTTTAGAAACGCGAAAAGAATAGGCTTAACTAGTAGAACCATTGGAAAAAAATAGGCTGTAGCTAGGTTACTCCTTTTTTGCTCTCTTAAGGGCTATTAGATCTAAAAGTTTAGAAGCGTACTCAGGATCAGCACTACTACTCTGTTGAATTAGGAGCTCCGCAAATAGAAGATATACAGTCTCTACATCCATCCGTTCAGGAAGAGTGGCTTCGGCTTCAAGAAGAAGCTTTAGTTTCTCGTGCCAAGAAACGTGAGTCGGAATTACATTCTTCGGCCCACTACACCATATCTCAGCAAAGCGTTCCTCGATCGATTCAGGAATATACATCTGAATCATGTCGAGAGCCTCCTTCTGATGAAGCTGACCTGAATAGTAGGTAGCTACATCACGTAGGGAGAACTTCACTGACTAGTTCTTCCAGCCGGATTCTTTTTGGAACTTGTCTTGTTCTAAGATTTTTCGCTTTTGATCTGCCCACTCTTTACTTTTTTTATAGTTCTCCCAGGGAACCTTTCTTTTACGTTCTGTTTCCTTTTCGCCTTCACGGCGTTGGTAATCCATTTCAGACATTACTTTTTCTCCCTAGGGGCGATAACTCTACCGTACCTGTCTTTCCAGGTACTGTTGACACCTATGAATCTAGTTCCTTTTTTAGTTTTTGTCCTCTTTGCGGAGGGAGTTACTTTTTTACTAGTTGCTTAGTTTTCCTTTTAGGTTTTGTTTCCTTTTTAGGTGGTGGGGTTTCAGCTTTTGCTTTTGATCCTTTAACTTTTCCTTTAACTTTCTTGTAAGCAGCAGTAGCTAGTGAAACTATTTTATCTCCTAAGATTTTCCCTGCGTCTGTTTTAGGGTCAGTTTTTGGAAGTTTTAAAAGAGCTTTAGAAAGAACGGAATCTCTCTTACCTAGCATTGCTATGTCATAGCCTGTCATGGCTACGTTAAGCCTTCTACTTAATAGAGAAGCTACACCTTTCAGTATTGTATTGGCTTTAATCTTTGTATTTCTAACTCTTCCACCTGAATCAGCTTTAGTTCTGTAGCCGGATTTAGTTTGTAGTCCGCCTTTAGAAGATATTTGACCTCTTCTACCACCTCCAGTTCTTCTAGCTCCAGTGTTGTTTGGTCCTGCGCTAGAGCTTTTAGCACCTGAAATAGGTTTTCCTGTACGAGATCCACCTGTAACCCTGTTAGGTCCAGTTCTTTTAGGATCAACAGCGTTAGGTCTAGTTGTGTTGGTTCTACCCTGTCCTGACCTTCTATTTACTGGTTTTCCAGTTGTAGTTGGATTTACCTGTCTAATTGGTAGGTTAGAGCCAGGCTTAACGTATCTATATCCTGCGTAACCGCCTTTATTTGTGGTAACTGGGCTTTTACCTGTTTTAAATTCTTTTAAACCTTGACCACCTTGAGTTGGTCCTGTGTTAGTAGCTTTTCCACTTTCTCTGCCTCTAAATCTAGAAGATGTTATGGGCTGATATCCAGGCCCTCTTTCTACTAAACGTCCACCGCTATATCTCCTAGTAGCTGTAGCTCTTCCTTGACGTTTAAGTACTTTTCTTTCCCCACCACTTTTAACTTGAGGATTTACTCCTCCAGAGTA